GAGGCTCAAACAATTGTAGCAGATGCATCTAAAGCTGCTAGACGAGATTATATGGGTGGAAACGCAAACGCATTTGGAACTGCTCCAACTCCGATACTTGAAGGACAGTTTAATCAATTTACACCTGTTAATGATTTTAAAAGTATAGACACTTCATTAGATTTTAAGTCAAATTCAAACCCATTTTTAAATCCATCAGGAATGAAAAATTTCTTCCCAGGTCTTGATACTAAAAATATCTTTAACACAGACTATACAAGTATGAAAAATAACCAGGTTTATGATGATTTTATGAAAACGTTTGAATATCAACAAGGAAGAGGGATATAACAATATAATTAACAAGATATGGGTAGTGCATTAGACGCAGCTAAGTTTTCAATATCGCAGGGTTTTACAGGTGTAAGTGACCCTTCGTCAACATTTTCAGCAATTGATAAAGGAATTAAGGACCTTACTGATTGGCAAACAAAAAGAAAAGAAGATAAGGAAAAGCTAGAAACCGATACTGCTACAAAATATAGAGAAGCAGAAAAGCAAGCATATGAGAACTTACCTTCTGGTAAAAATGCTCAGGCTCAGATACTAAGTGGTTTAGAGGAATATAAAGAAAGACTTTACACCAACATGAAGCTAGTTCAAAGAGGTGTTATAGGGGCTAATGATAATCTTATATTTAGAGAGAATGGTACTCAAAGTTTTAACATTCTTTCAGACATAGTAAAAGATTACGACAAACAAAGAGAAGAATACATAAAAGGAGCTGAAGGATATATTGATGAGAAAACAGGGAAACTTGTAGAACCAATATATGGTTCAGTAGCAGCTGCATTGCAAGATATGCAGACTCAGATAGGAAACCCTGATTTTACAAAACTTGGATTTGATTCAAAAGGGAATGGTATTATTACTTTTTATGAAACAAAAATAAATGAACAAACTAGCACTAGAGAGCTTGTTCTTGATAAGAATGGAAATCCTATTCCTCAAAAGGGATTAGATGGGGTTAACTTAATAGCCTACAAAAATGGACGTAACCAAACTGCATTAAGAGTTAACTTAGACCAGAGAACTAGAGACTTGGTTGGAAAAGACAGTCTTTTAGGTAAAGAATACCAAACAATGATATCTCAGGGCGGCATGGTAGGTGTTGTTATAGATGATATTCGTGGTAAAGATGGTGAACAAGTTAAGGCTTTAATTACTAATGCAGCAGGTAATTTAATTACTAATGTCGCTGAAATGGCTAGTGTGTTATCTGATAATGGAGATACTCCATCACAAGTTTTAAATGATAGAATGTGGGGTGAGGCAAAGAGAAATGGTGCTGACATGGATGAAAAAATACCATACAGCTATGTTGATCTTAAGACTGGTGAGATAAAAACTGATGGCCTAAAGAGTAAGTATATCAAGCTAAAGACAGCTAATAACAATCAAATGGTTCCTATACTTAGTGAAGAAGATAAGTTAGCTGCCAAAAGGATAGCTCAATTTTCTGTATACAACTCATTAGAAAGAGGAATTAGTGGTGGCGCTCAGTATAGACCTTCTTCAGATCCAATAGGCGCCAAGCAAGACAAAAGAAATATACAATCAGGGGTAGACCTGTTAAAGAAAATAAATCAATATACTTCAGGAACCCAAGAAGAGGTTACTGGGGCTGGAGAAGGCCTTAATATATCCTCTGACCTAAAGTACCGTTCTGTAAAAGACAAAGTTGAGAAAATTAATGGAGAAAATGTTGTAGTTGGCTTAGACCTTGTGTTAGTAAATAAAGATGAGTCAACAACCCCTGTTAATATTCCATACTATACTAAAAATAAAGAAGGAAAATTTGTAAAAAGACCTTATGTGGATATATTAGAAAACAAGTACGATGCGTTTAAAAAACAGGGCGCTCCAGATTTTGGTACAGTACTTGAGCTTGCTAAATCCCAAGGCATAGACTTAAATAAGACTTTATCTTCAGCTGATAGAAAGAGAGAAAGAGAGGTTGTAAGAAAGGTTGAGGTAACAGAGATTCCAATTATAACACCTACTACCGCTTTAGATACTAAAGGAAGTACTGCTGTTGATTCTACCTTAAACTCTAGAATTTATAAAGATATTGAAGGTAATTGGTTTAAAAGTAGCGATAATTTAACAGAACAAGGGCCAGAATTGGCACTGCAACTAACTAGTAGCTTTGGACAGATGGCAGAAAAGCAAGGAGCGAATCAAGGCTCTGATGTAAAGTTTGAGTTTGACCAAGAAAAAGGAACTATAAAGGTAGTAGTTAATAATCAAGTAGTGTCAGAAGAGAAAATTACTGGAAATGATGAAAGTCTAAAAGTAGCTGTTTCAACTTTATTAAATGAGGCAGCAGAAAAAGGACTTCCTTCAAGAAAAGCAGGTAGTAAGGAAGTTTCAAGTATAAACAAAAAAATTAGAACTATTGCTCAGATTATTAAAGAAGATAATGTAACTCCAGCACAAGCACTTGTAATATTTAACGCACAATAATTATGTTTGAAATTGAAGATTTATTTGGATTAACTATTGATGGAGCTTTTTCATCATTAGAAGAATTTAAAAGTTTTGCAAAAGAAGTTGATACTTCAACCTTGTTTTCTGTAATTACGCCAGGTGCTTTTAAAGATTTACAAGAATTTCAATCTTCTTTAACTGAAAAAAAAAATCAAGTCGATACTCCTTCAGATGGTCAAGAGGAAGTTACGGAATCTATTACAGAGATTCCAACAGAACCTGGCTCTTTGGATTCTTCGCAGGAAAACGTTGAGATACCTGTAAACCCTTTAATAAAAGATGATACTGAACTTTTAATTCCTGAAGCACCGTCTAGGTCAGGTACACTTAAAAATGAAGACGGAAGTGTATCTACTCATAAAATGAAGACCGAAACCGATGGTCAAGGTAATTGGTTTTCATTCCCTACAGTATTTCAAAATGAAGACGGAAGTTTTGTTGACATGTCTGAGCAGGCAAAACAAAACTGGGAGCCTGTATATGAAGAAGCTAAGAAAAGAGGTGAAGTTATAGAGTTTGGTAAAGATGAAAAATCAGCATTAGCATATGGAAAAGGAAGCTGGAAACCTAAATCGAGTGTCTCCACAATAGAGTTAATAGAAACAGATGGTGTATTAACAGATTTGACTAGCAACTTGCTAGATGGTTTATTAGAAAAAAGAACTCTAGCAGTAAAGAAAAATAAAGAAAGAGAGGCTAAATTAAGTCAGGCTCCCTCTATGTACAGGTCTATGCTTGGAGATGACTTTGAGGCAAAAGACGATGATTCTTTATTACAAATAGACGAAGTTTTAAAAGAAAAAATATTAAATGACTTTAACATTAAAAAAGCACTAGAGAACGAAATTATAGACTTATCTATAATAGATGGAGCTTTAAAGGGAAATGAAAATGATATCGCTACCTTAAGAAATCTAGGGGTAAAATCATCTAAAGAAACACAACAAGAAATAGATGAAGGTGATTTAAATAATCCATACAAGTACGAAGGGAAAACCAATATAATAACTCCTGACCAAGTAGAGGGTTCTTCGGTTAATTCTATGTACAACACAAGTAGTCTTCTTGAAATAGAAGGAATGAATATCTTAGATCTTGATGGATATTTAAATGAAAAAGAATATAAAAATCAATACCTAGAATTTGTAGAAAAAGGAATAGTCTCTTCAGACCAAGAAGATTACAACTACACTACAGGATATAGCCCAGCACTTGCATCAGAAAGAATAAGACTTGAATACTTAACGAACTACGTAAACAATCAAGTAGAAAGAAATGTAAAGTCACAAATATTAAACTACCAACTAGAAAACGATGGTAAACTACCTTATCTTGATGGAGTAGAATTAGATTTTACCTCTGGTATAAACGAACAACAATTAACAGCGTACATTCAGGAACAATTTCCGTTAATGACATCAAAGCTAAAAGAGCAAGATGCCAAAAACCAAGAATTGTATCAGGCTATGAAAAATGGTGAGTCTCGTGGAGGAACACAAGCTATTAAACAGGGTTGGAGATCAGTAGAAGACAGAATAAATAATTTCTCTTCTGCTACATATGATTTTGTTGGAGCTGATGATGTGTCTAATCAAATTAGAATGGCCCAAGCTGAAACAGAATTAGATAGAGGTGATTTTTTAAGATACACTTTTGCTAGTGGAAAAGAAGCAGATGTTGATGGTACAGTTTATCTTGTAGATGGTGAAGATCAAATATATGACACTGAGTTAAACCTTAGAGTAACTAACGTTATTACAGAGCAAGAAGCAAAAAAAATTAGAAAAGCAGTTGCTACAGATGGTGTAGAAGGGAGAACTTTCAGTAAAGCAGGTGCTGCCATAACAACAGCTGGTATCGCCTCAGACATGATTCTTCAAATAGCTTTAACTCGTAAAGTTGGGGTTGCTGGACAAGGAGCTAGTGCTTTTTTATCTGCCTTTGACAGAGGTAGTAAGATTGTAAATATAATGAGTAAAGTACCAATGAAAGCAACTACAGCGTCTGCTATGATTGCTCAAGGAACATTATTTTCTACAAACTTAGCGGAGCAAACAAGAAGACAAGCCTTAAGTAATGGGCTATCTGTTTCTCAAGCTGAAGAGCTTTCTAGTATTGCTGGTATTCAGGGATTTGCTTTAGGCTCATTAACAGCTCCTATATCAACACAGACATATGCCATGGATAAAATCTTTGGTAAAGCAGCCAAAGACAAAATAGTAAAAGGTGCGGCAGAAGCTTACGTAAAAAATGGAAGACAAGGCGCTATAAACTTTTGGACAAAAGTAAATAACAAGGCTCTAGAATATGTTAAGAAAACTCCTTTATATGGAAAAGAAGGGGCAAAAGAAGTTGTTCAAGAAAATGTTCAGCAATCAGGTCAAGCTTTTGTTATTGGTGAAAACATTAATGAGGCGGCAGGTAGAGAGATAATGAACGATACCATAACTGGGGATCAATTTATTAATACAACAATACTTTCTTTAGCAGCGGGTTTTATGATGCCAATTGCAGGAGATGTTACTGCTGATGTAAAAACAAACTTTAATAAAAGATTTAGACCAGGCGTTGCTGCAATTGACAGAATGGAGGCCTTATACACTCTTTCAAAAGACGTAGACAAAACAACACAGCTTCTTAATAGCCAAGTAACAAAAGGAGTTTACACAGAAGAGCAAGTAGCTCAAATGTTAGAAAGTATCAATATTTACAGAAGTACTATAAATTTAATTCCATCTAATTTAAGTTCTGAAACAGCATTAAGCGTAATGCAAGATATAGACGCTATAAAAAAATTAGAAAATAAAACTATAAAACCTTCAGAAGATTATTTTAATGATAACACAAAAATAGAAGAACAAATACAAGCCTTAAGAAACAACATAATAACAAAAACTAATTTTGATAATTTATCAAACAAGGGCAAAAGAAAATACAAGGAAGAGGCTGGTAGACAATTATTTAATGAGGCAAGAGAAAGGGGTGAGCAAATAATTGAAATAGATAACGACCAAATTACTGAAAGAGCTATTCAAAATTTTCAAAACACTATTAAAGATGCAGCTGCACTTGCATCAGAAAAAAGTTCTGAGCCACAAGCATCACCTGATGTTGAGGAAAAAGAGCGTTTTGTTACCGATAAACAAGCAGAAAAAGTAAACGACTTAATAAATAGACCTGTCACTCTTACTAAGCTAGGTGGATCTAAGCTAGATACGCCAATAGAAGGCGACATGTATGTAGATGGACAACAAGTTGTAGTTGAGGATTCTGAAGGAAATATAATAGAGATTGGTAACGTAGATGAAATTTCAAATCAAACTTTAGAAGAAATAGGCTTAGAGCAGCAAGTTTCTAATGTTAAGACAGATAACGAAGGAAACCTTCAGGTTTTTGATGATGTACTTGTACCAGACAAAGGGGGTATAAAAAGAAATAAAAGAGGTGATGTATCAAGAGTTGTATTAAGAAGTCCTGATGGAAGTAAAACGGTTACGCTAAGAGGTGTTAATGCTGAAGAAGCTGCATATCAAATATTATTAAACGAAGCACAATCTCCTGAACAAGAACAAAAAATTAACGAATTACTAGAAAATGATGAAGAATTCCAAAACGAACTTAGACAAGTTGAAAACAATGTCGAAGCAGAAACAAATCAAGATACTCAGCAGACTTCTGAGCAATCCAGTACCACAGAAAAAAGAACAGAAGAAGAAGTAACTAAACAAAAAGAAGATGCCATTTCAAAGCCAAGCACAAAGGAGCAAGTGCTACCAGATGCTCCAACAAGCACAGAAGGAGGGAAAGACTCCGAAGTGGAATTGCAACAAGTGGGAGAAGGAGACGTTGGACAAGTCACTCCCGACACGCAAGTCCAAGAAGGTGAAACGCAAACCGATAAGCCTAGCGACACGACTACGGAGACAGATGTTGAATTCTTAAAACCAAATGCCCCTGATTCAGCAGGTAGATATGAAAACTATTCTTCTGACAAAGTAGAGGTTAATATTTCGGCTCAAAACGACCAAGGTCAACCTTCTACAGGGAAAAAGACTGATTATAGATTTGAGGTAAGAGTTAATACAAGTCAAGATGGTCAAATGACCAGAAGCAATGCTTTAACTAAAACCTTTAAAACATCTGCTGAGGCTAAAGCTTATGCAGAAAAAATTGCAGCAAATGACGCAGCTAAAACTAAGAAGACAGATACTGAACAAGTAACACAACCTAGTGAGGTAGTTTATGAAATGAATAAGACTGACAAAAAGATTTGGTCTAAGGATTTTGAGATTATAGATAACAGGAATGGTTTAGAGCTTGGCAAAGACGCAGGGAAATGGGTTGTATATAATAGAGTTACTGGAGAATCAGTTGATGCTAAAAGCAAAAAAGATGCTAAAGATATTGTAAATAATGCCCCTGCTTATGCAGGAATATTTGGTGATGGAACAACGGTTGATTCTGAAATGATTGTTACTCCTTCAACGGAAGGTATGAGTGTGAAAGGAAGTAAAAAAGCTCCTAAGATACTTGGAAATAAGCCTAAAATGGTAACTGTCAATGAGTACAACGCCTTAAAAACTCAGATAAAATTAGAGGCTAGAGCAGCTAGAGAAGCGCAGCAAGATTTAAAGAAAAAGAGAAAAGCTGTAAATGAGTTAGTAAAGTTATTCTCTGATGGGCGAAAGGGACAGTTTTCTCCAAAACAGCTTCAGGCTGTTATAAATAGAAGTGAGTCAACAAATTTCTATTCAAGAAAATCTGTTGATGAGTTTTTAGATTACATGGAAAAAGTATTTGATAATGCAGAGCATATTTCTAAAGAAAAAGAAGGCGTATCTATTAAGACTAAAATTAAAAACAAAATAAATAAAGACACTGAAAATTCATTAAAGGTATCTGCAAAAGAATTTTTAAAATTAGATCCTAAAAAGGTTTCAGATATAGATGAGTATTTAAATTACGCCAATACAGTATTAAATGGATTAGGTAAAACTAAGGTTGTTACAAAAAAGGGAGAGAAACAGTTTAAGGTTGCAGACCCTTTTAATATTCAGGATTTAAGGAATTATACTATAAAGCAAAATAAAATACAAGCAGATAATAATTTAAAAAGCGCAAGAGAATATTTTACAGAGCTAACAGGTCTAGACTCTGATAAAATGACTATTGAGGAAATGCAAGACTTAATTAATAAAACCTCAGAAGTCCCAGCCTTAGATAAAGAAAAAATAGAAAAAAATAAAAAAGAAATCAAGAAAGCTTTGTTGGATGCTATTGAAGATTCTAAAAGTGAATTGAACTCAAAGACTCAAACTTTAAACCTAAATGTAAATGACAAATCTGATTTAAAAGAACTTTTAGATTTAGACATAAACAAATTAGATACCAAGAAAAAAATGGAGCTTCTAGATATATTGATTAATTTCAATGTGAATGGCTCTCTTGGAGGTGCAAAATCTTTTATAGCAAAAGCAAGAGGAAATGAAGAGATGGAGAATCTTGTTTCTAAAGGAATAAAAAGTGTTTCTTCAACTAACTCAGCAGGTAGAAGTAGAAATGACCAGCTAACCTCATTACCTTTAGTTTTTGAATTAATGTTTAAAGGACAATCAAAGGCTCGTGAAGTTATGAACGCATTAGGATTTAATGATTTAATGTTTGGTTCTAATAAAGCTAAAAAAGATATTGAGAAATCAATGAAAGAATATTCTGATGTTTTTGGTAAAATAAAAACTAGGAAGGGTAAATACTTTGATCAGTATAATACAACTGAGAGAGGTATAATAGCTGAATTACTAAGAATTGAAGTTGACTCTGAGTTATCTGAACAACAACAATTTAATAATACTAAATCATTAATAAAACAAACATATGAAGCGTATTTTAATACTGGTAATAAATTAGACAATGCTAATGGTAAAATTATTGAGGAGATATACAATAAATTAGTAGACAAATCCTCAAACATTGCTGAGTTAGAGTCTAAGGTAGACCCTGCTAATTTAAAAGGAGTAAACTACGTTATAGAAAACATATGGGGTGAATTAAGACCTCAACTTGTTGCTGTTCAGAAATCAATTTACAATGAAAATTTATCTGAAGATATTAACTTTACTCCAAGAACATATTTTAAAATAACACAAGAAGAAACTGATGAAAAAACAAATTTAGATGATTCATTCTTTGAACCTAAACCTAGAAAAAATCCTTATGATAAAAAATCATCTACCTTGATGAAGGCAAACAGAAGTGGTAACTTACCAAAGGGTAGGGTTTTAAATTTAGGTTTCGATAGCAATAATTTTAATAAAGCTGAAGCTGCATTAACAGATGTTCTTACGGCTAGTGCTATACGTCAAATACAAGGCGCTTTAAATTCTGATTCTTTTAATAAAGTTTTTCCAACTAAGTTAAGTAGAGATGTTGTAAAGCAAAGAATTATAGATTATGTTGATGCTAAAAGGGGTAAAAAAGATATTACTGAAAAAGACCAAAGATTTTTAAGAAGATTAAATAGACTTGCTGGCTTTGGTGTAGCTAAAGTATTAGCAGGTGTAACTCAGCCATTAAAACAATTAGTTCCTTTAGCTAACACAGCTATAAATGCAGGTCCAGCTAATACCTATAGAGGAATTATGCTTCTTATAAATGGAGGTATGAAGATTATTGATGAGTCAGGTATGCCGATTGCCAATAGAGGTATTATGTCTCAAGCAGATATAGAGGGATTAAATACTTTAATTGAGAAAGCTGCAAGAACTAAAGGAGGTCAGACAATAGATTTTTTAGACAAGGTAAACAAAAAGCTACTAGATGTTTTATTAGTGAAGTATGATGTAGTTGCAGCAAGAGCCTCTTTTCTTGCTTATTACATGCAGGCAATGAATAAAAAAGGTGTTGCATCAAACGATATAGATTGGACAAAGCCATTAGAAAGGGACGCTAAAACTTTTGCACAACAACAGGTTGATAGACAACAAAACACATCTGATTCAGATTTGCAGGGTAGACTATTTACATCTCAAAGAAAAGAACCACAAGTTTTAAGAAAAGTACTTTTTCCTTTTGCTAATTTTTTAATCAATCAAAAAAACAGAATGTATTCTGATGTAAGTACATTATTCTACAATCCAGATTTTATTAAAGGAGACAAGACAGCAGCTGCAAGATCTTTAGTAGGGTTAAGTGTAGAGACAGCAATTTTTAACACTTTAGGATACTACATAAGTACTACTTTAGCGTCAATTATTTCTTCATTTATGGGAGGTGAAACACCTGAAGAGGAAGAGAAAAGAAAAATGTATGCTAAAAGAGGGAGAATAGGAAGTGTTGTTGCTGATATTGCAGTTCCACTACCGTTTTTAAATGACACCATGCTTTCTGCATTAAATACAGGAATGGAATTATTAGAAAGCGGAGATGAGGAAGGCGACCCATTTAGGTTTTTCGCTAAAGATGAAAAAGGACTTTTAGACCAGCTTGGAGTATTAGGAATAACCCCTAAGAAAGCATTGCTTCTTTATGAAATGATTGATCTTTACAGGACAGGAGTTGCTAAGAATGTTTATATGGGTAAAAAATCTACTGCCAATATTAATGAGGATGCTAGAGAAAAAATGGGTATTGTTGCCTCTACGTATTTATTATCTTTATTAGGCGGTGGTGTAGCTGAAACTAATTACATGGCAGAAAGAGCTTTGAAGTTAGCTAAAAAAACAAGAGAAGGTAAGGCTTTAAAAATAGTTCCTTTTGAAACTAAATCGGAAAAGAAAAGAAAAAAAGAAGAGGAGTTTACTATAAATTCTAATAAAAATAAAGAAGAGTTTACTATAAATTCTAATAAAAATAAAGAAGAGTTTACTATAAATCCTAAGAAAAATAAAGGAGAGTTTAATTTTTAACTTTATCTAATAACTGTTGTAATTTTCTAATCAAAGAGAAGTTGGGTTTATCTTTCAACTTCTCTTTTAGTATTTGCTCTTTAATTTGTTCCATCATTTTGTAAGTGTTCTGCTTCTCTATTTGCATAGTCAGCTATTTTTTTCATGTCAGATATATCGTCTCCTTTTTTTCTTAGTAGGTATTTAAGAATATTCCCTTCGTTAAAATTTAAATCCCAGTGCTTAATTAAATCAATGACATCTAATCCATTAATCTTTCTAGAAGAATATCGCTCGTCTAAAAGAGTTGTGTCTTGTTTATATTGCATTGTCTATAACTTGTATTACGTGTCTTAAGTCACTTTTTTCAAACTCGCCTAGTAAAACGTCATTAACTATTAATAGGTAATAATCTTTTCTTACTTCAATACATTTTGTGTTTTCCATCTTTTAAAATATGTGTGTTAATCTTGCTACTTGTCCATGTTCCATTGAGTGTATAAATCCTTCTACAGCTTTTATTCCACCAACACCATAACCTTTTCTATGATGCCAGGAATCAGATCCGCTTGGTGACCTTAACGACTCAACTGTAATACCATGATAATCTTTACTAGACTTGTGATGTATATGGTGTGTGTAAACATAACGATGCTTTGTATCTGCCCACCACCGAGAGAACTCATTAGCCATTATAAGGGGTAAATCAGCTTGTTTCGCTCCATCTCCATGTGTTGTTCCGATTAAGTTATTACCGTACTTAAAACCTTTCCTATGGGCTATTGAGCAATCGAATGTAATGTTCTTGCTTTTCCTAAACCAAGACTGTATAGAATCCGATAACATGAATCCTGATATGTAGTCGTGGTTACTTGGGTTGTAAACAAAGTGAACATCTGCCACTGCGATTAATGTTTCTAATACATCTACGTAAAGTTTTTTTGCTGTAAGGAAGTTTTCGTACCACATCCCATCAGTATCCTGTGGCGTACCTGCTGTTGTTTTTCGGTGTGGCTCATCGATGTGAAGTATGTCGTTACCACCTACAAATAATATCTTATCTATTTTAAAGCCATTAGACTTTTCAAGTATTCCTTGTATTCCTTCCTTTACTCTCTTGACAGCTATCTGTGAGTTATAATCCTCACCTGTTTCAAATGATGATGCCAGCTTACCTATATGTATGTCAGCAGGATCAATTACTAGTAGGTGAGGGTCTTTCTGTTTTGTTCTTTTAATCTTAGGATATGAAGGAGAATGTTTATTCATTTCCTTTATAATATCCTCTCTTACTTTGTCTAAAGAGACACCGTTGTTTTTTACATGAAGAGAAAAGCTTTTGCCTTTATACCAGTAATGATTTACATCACTCATTGGTATTCCGTTGGTTTCGCATTCTACTTTTAATGCTCTGTGATTGTTTATCATCACACTTTCTTCCTCAGTAAGTCTTGGCCTGTAGCCTACATTATTGTTTTCCATGTCACTAAAGATACAAAATAAAAGTTAATTATTTTAATTAGATAAAGTAAGTAACTCTTCGTTAAGCTGTTCTATCTTTTTGATTATCTCTTCTTTTCTTGCCTCTGGAGAGTACGTTGTAATAAACTCAGCTCTTTCTAGCGCTTTTTGATATACACCATTTAATATTGGGTCAGCCTTAATTATATAATCAAAATCTTTAATTGCATGTATAATAGTTGCGTGATCTCTTTTAGAAATCCTTCCTATTTCAAAATAGGTAAGTAGAAAATTGTTTCTAAGAATATAGAACAGAATTCTTCTTGAATCCACATACTCTCGTCTCCTAGTGTTTTTAAATATATTTTCAATCTCCATTTCTTGTTCAATTAATATCTTAATTGACTCGGCTTCTACTTTGTTTTTTAATTTGATTTCAGGTGATGATTCGAATTTCATTTTATATGAATGTTTAAATTAATATCGTTTAGGTATTGGTCTAGTGTTATCTCAAATATATCTAACAGTATAGATGGTGAGTTCTTATTTCTTTTGGAATAGGAAAGAGTAAAGAAAGTTGGTGTTCCTTCTTTATCGTGTACTACTCCAGACTTTAACTTGTCTAAACCCTTTGTTGTAGGCAGACCTATTAAGGTATCTATTTGCGCTGCTATCTTATTCTTTACACTAGGGTTAAATGTGTGTATTTGATATAGGAAGTTTTCATCCAATTCAAACTCATCCTCTATATACTTCTGTTCTGACTCCATGCTTTTCTAATTCTTTTAGTCTATATTCTTGTAAGGCAGACACCCTGCCATTTGGCTTTTTTATTTCAGAGAATAGGACACCACAGTTAGGTGGTATAGCTACAACATCAGGTATGCCATTCTTATTAGTCTTAATAAGCTTGATAACATAGTACCCTTCAGCCTCTAGCTGTTTAATCCTTTTCGCTTGTATCTGTTGTTCCGTCATTGTCCCAAAGATTATTCTCGGTTAAATATTTTGGATTCATCATTGGAATCCACATACTTTGTGGTTTTCCAAATACCCAAATAGTTTTTTTTGTTTCTCCTAAAGTTTCTTTTGTCATATTAAAATTTATGTAGCTTATGTCTGCTTAAAAAATATCCAGAGCCATGCCCTAAGCTTTTTATATTTTCTTTTCTTATTAATTCATCTTTAGTAGCCCAACCTACAAAATCCACTATGTTTTTGTTTACGTAAGCTAAAACATAAACGTCTACATCTTGATTTACTTTTAAAGTAGAAAGTAAGTTACCAGTTTTATAGTGAGTAGATTTTATGTCGTATCTATTATTTTCTTTTGTTACTCCATCAGCACTACCACTTCTTGGTGACAATCCAAAATCTGGAAATAAATTATTTTTTTTAGCAAAAGCATATTCTGCTTTAAATCCTTGAATATCTGCTTCTACTCCGTTTTGGTCTCCTATTTTGGCATCAAAAACATTATTACTTCTAGCTATACTAGATCTAAGCTTCCCAATATATTCGCATAGCTCTATCTCTAATTCGTCTAATTTAACTATCATCTCTCCAGTCTTCAGGCCATATTCTTCTACCTATTGCTTTTCCTACTGACATTACTATCCAGGCTATAGTTAGCCAACCAATTGCTTCTATCATTATATTTAATTTAAAGTTAATGTTCTTATTAATATCTTTTGTGTGTGGAGTGTAGAATTTTTGCTCTATATAGTTGTTGTTTTTGTTCTTTAGTAATTTCTCTATAGAAAGTTGAAGTATATTTCCATCCACAACAAAAGATAGCATTTTGTATAGTCAACCCATCTAATACTAATTGTAGTATTTTATCAAAATCAATTTCTTTTTTCTTTTTTCTTTTGTATATTCCTGATGACATATTGTATTTAATTTAAAGCTAATAAATCTCTTTTAAAATGTTTTAATGTATAATCTTTTTTCTTGCTTACTGCCCTATATATTTGTTTCTCTATTCCTCCCTTAGTGAATATCCAAAAGACTTCGTTCTCAGGTCTATCCTTTGTAGTCATTCTATCACGACTCTGCCAATAACTAGTAGCACTAAAGTCTATGTTATAATAGACTAGGTACTCTGCTTGTCTTAAACTAATGCCCTCTCTACCGCTAACAATCTGCAATGCAATAGATTTGTTTGTGCTTTCAAACGTCTCTAAGTCTGTGCATAATTGATCTCCATACACTTCTTTAAGGCAATTCAATTCTTCTTTAAATTTATAAAATATTCCTATCTTATTAGCACAAAAGTTGTTGTAAATAAACTCCCCTTTGAAATTATTTAATACCATAGAGTTGCCACTTTCAAACTTAACAGTTCCGCTATACATCTGATGAAGCTTCTGCATTAGTTTAACGCCTGTATCAGCCAATATAACATCATCCTTACCTTGCACAACTAAATCTTTTTTAAGTAGCTTACAGAGGCTGTGAATAGATTCTGGAGCATCAACTGTAAGTATGGTTTCTTTTATAGAAGAATTAAACCCTGCTTCTTTTTGAGTGTATGAAATCATATACTGATTCATCTTATCAAGTATAGTTTGTTTTCCATCTGAGTAATCATTAACCATAAAAGAACCTATACGTTTTGTCTTAGCGACAACATGTTCTCTAGCAAACTTATAGAAGTTTGTATGTTCTCTGAAAGGATTACCTGCTATACTATATACCTGATGATACATTTGACTAAATGACTCTGGAGTAGGTGTACCTGATAGCAGTATTACGTATGGGTTGTTTTTAATTACAAACTCTTTAACCTGCTTTGCTCTTTTACTTGGCTTTGGAAAAGCCCCCATACTATGAGCCTCATCACACACAATCGCATCCCAACCTTTAAGATCAACCTTATGCAAGGATTCGTAGTTTATAACGAATATCTCATAGTCTGGACTCAGTAGCTTATAATCAGATTCAATACTGCTTATTGCCTTCTTCTTTGTAATGAATAATACTTTGTTCACACTCATAATCTTATTTAAGATTCCTAGTGATGTAAGTGTCTTGCCTGTTCTTACTTCCATAGACAAGTATACAAATCTGTAATCAAGCAAACACTTAACCCCTTTGGTTATAATATCCTTCTGATAGTCTCTAAATTTTATCATAGTTTATTTTAGTTAACGTTATACGGAGTTGTAATCACATTAAAACGTGTTACAACTTGGTTTATCGCATTCGCAATACTGTTCGCTTTGCTGTACAACAACAGGTATAGTAAATAATTTTACTTTTTTAGCTACATACCTTTCGTGCAGTTCATCAATTGCTTCAAATTTTTCATTATCAGTCCATTCTGTATTGTTTGTTATTAACCTCAGTTCATCCCTAAAATTCTTCATAATTTTTCTATTTCGTTTAATACTTCTTGATAGTATTCTATATTGTTAGATGGTTTTAGTATTTCGTTTTCTAGTATAAGGCTTATATGTAATTTAGCACATTTCTTTGCTTCTGTGCTTGTTGTTGTTTCTACATAAAATGCTTTTACTAATTGGTATGCTTTTTCTTTTGGTGTTTGCATGAACAACCATTCTTTTTTCTTCATAGCTTTTTTTGGTATGTTTCTTTTAAATATTTGTAGACACCTGGTAAAACCTTATTAGCTTTCTCTTGATTCTTATAATCTATTTTACCAAGCTTCTCTACACTATACAAATTCATCTGAGTTTCTTTACAAAAGAAAATATCCTTACCATTAGATGATATACCTCCTTTTCTTATAGCAACTTTAAAATAACTGCTATGGTCCATCTTCTTTATATAAACCTGAAAGTCATTGTCGATACACCATTGTAGATCAGAATTCAAACTCATCTTCTTTTTCTTTTGGTTTAGTTTTCTTTGTTGAGTAAATAATAAACTTACCGTTTAAGTCTCTGTCTGTTTCTGTATTAACAACATCTTTTCTAAACTCTCCGTAGTCTACTAACCACTTATTAAAAGCAATATTAGAAATACTTCTTTTAGCCCTTGGCGCATAATCCTGATTCTCACTTATAAATTCTGTAAACAAATCTTTAGTGTATATCTTTTCATTCATTCTAAGTAACTCATTTGGATTACTTCCTAGTATCAATCCACAGAACTCAATGAACTCATGTGAGGTAGCAGCAGATAGTTTTCTAATAGAAAGGTTCTTGAATTCAGATTTAACTAATCCATGATTAAGATAGTACATAAGGTTCTCTATCATATAGTTGTCAAATGCACACCACTCATCTTCATTCCAGTCAGAAAATAAAAGCTTTTGAAATTCTACCAATGGAGTAAATTCTTTTGTATAGAACTGCTTGAACTCTAACTCCCACTTTCTTCTCTCAAATGAATTACCCTTACCCTTAATCGCATAGTTAGTTGTTATAGCAACCTTTGGTGACTTATGGAATGGTATTTTAATTGCATCCTTGTTCTTCTTCTCTAGTGTTAACCCCTCGGTAACAACACTAAACAATCTTTCGAAGTCAAAATGTTTCTTGACATCATCAAAACAAAGTATCTGAGTATCTGCACTAACCAACTGGTAAGCAAAACTCTTCTCAAAATTAAAACCTTTACCATCAATAACTACCAACTTCTTCATCTTGGATATGGCATTGATAAATAAACCCTTACCTGTACCACCCTCTGGATTGTCTGATATAATCTCATCATTCAATATAACAGCAGGACAGTAAGATAGATTCTTATAAGCATGAAGCATATAACCTATCGTACTCTCCATTGACTTAATAGTTTTCTTATCAGATCCTGCTACGTTTGATACGAATGTTTTGTAATCACATTCGTATGACTCACACATCTCAAAGTCTCTATCTATAACCTGGTCTTTCCAAACATATCCACCCAAGTCTAGGTAATCTATCGTGGTCTTGCTATTCTTTGTGACCTTTACAGCGCAGTTATTGTAATACAGGTATGCGGTATTCTTATCGTCTTCAATAAAGTAAACATTAACAGTTCCTAACAAGGACAAGAACTCTTCCTTAAAGTACCTTGTCTTATCTGCAAAGTAATTGTAGATAGACATATCATCAAGTTTTTCCAAATGCCCTAACACAAAATCCTTTATTTCTTCCTCAGTAGTATGGTCTATTTTGTAGTTGGTTACTTTAACAAATATAAAACTCTTAGTACCTTCAGGAGAAAACTTCCAGAATCCATTGTCCTCAAGAAACTGCCTAAACAAATAATGTATTAGTGTTATAACACCCTTATCACTCTTGGTCCAAAACCTTTTGTCAGTATCTTCTTCTTCTATTGATCTTATAGTAGAAACCGCTATAGCATCTTCAATACCTGATTCAACTAATTGAAGACGAATTTCTTTTTTTGATACTCCGCGTTTTAATTTAACCCTAACCTGATTAACCTTATCCTCATCCTCATAATACTTAGAGCCATGGTTTTGAGTTTGTGAGTATGCAGAGTTTATAGTGGTCTGTATTTCATTCATTGTAAAATCACTACTCTGAAACTGAGACATGATATATTCTGTTAGTGACTTAGTAACTCCGTAGTCATTAAAGGCCGCAGCCAATATGTATACGTTGTTGTTTCTCTCGCCATCAACTATACCATACTTATTAGTCCACCACTTCATAAGTATATCCACTATCTTGTTCTCATTAGTAACAGGTATCGTAGGCCTAGATGAATACTTATCTACAACCTTGTACTCCTGCTCCTCTATCTTAGTCCAGGTGTTTGAGTTTTCGTTTACATGAACTAACGGGTCATACGACTCATAGCAAACTCTTGATATATTCTTACTGGTCTTATCAAAGTAATCAGAATTAAAATATCTTTCTAATGATATGAAATAGTTCTTATGGTTCTCTGGTTCTTTAGGTATCTTAACAATAGCTTTTAAACCATTACCACTAGGAGATACAAATACAGAGTAAACGTATTTATCTTTTGATAGCCTTTCTTTTTCAGATGTCATATCTTTCTTGGTTTTATAACCATCGAAATCCAAACATATAAAACCACTATGCTCAATCAAGCTATCATCACTTCTCTTGTTGAATGTTCCTGAAAAACATATAGCAGGTAAACTCTTTTTAAGTTCTTGCCTAACCTCTTTGTTCTTCTCTGATCTAATCTGTTTAATCAAATCTTTTGACTTGCCTTCCTTTATTCTTTCAAGGATAGAGTTCAAGTCTCTGAAGAAGGGAGTGGAGGTGTCCCTTATATTTCTAAATATAGTAACATTGTTATGTTTCATATGCTGACTTTTTTTCTATATACTCTTTATATAGTTTTATTAATATTATTTTTTTTAATTTGTATATCTAAGGGAAAAACTAAACATTCTTAACATAGATAAAAGAAAAGAAAAGGGGCAAATAGCCCCTAATCTATTCTATTAGAGTGTATTAGAATGGTAATCCATCATCTTCTTCCTCTTCCTTTACAGGAGCAGGAGCAGGAGCCTTATCCTGACTTTTCTTAGGAACAAACTGGTCAAGCTCAATATAAGCTGTACCTCCCTTGCTGTTAAGAACATTTAGGTTAACCCATCCATTCTTATCATGGGCTTTTAAAAACTCAATAGCGCTATCAACTTTTACGCTGATGTTACCTATTACGAAATCGGGTGCGTTCTCTCTTCTCTTGAAGATGAAACCGTCTGCAAAAATTTTGTCTTGTGACATATTTAATGGTATTTATTTGGTAGCTTAGTTGGAGAAGCTACTCTGACTCCTTTATTATTATGAGTGTGAAAAGAATTAAAACTGTTCGTACTCAACAAACTGTGTGAGGTCTTTCTCTGCATCTTCAGCAAAGAACTTCTTATACATCTCTACAGCTCTTATAACCTTGTCTCTACCTCTTAGTAAGGTTTCTTCACTTGGCTTTGCTATCTTAAGCATTAAGGTATTCTTGTCCACTATATAGAACTCAACAGGCTTACCAAATAGGTGTTGGTATATGTATGCCTGACTATCATAGTTGTAGTCATTAGCACTCCACTTAAACTTGTTGATGTCTCCAGAGGTCTTGATGTCAATCACCTTGTCCTTTGTTACAATATCAGCCTTACCCTTCCAAGTCAAACCAAACAACTCAGTAACAGCAGGCTGCTCATATATGTTAGTTGACTCATAGATATCTGTATGCATTACAAAGTTAGACTTCATTGAATCTACCCAAGTATTAATAGTGTCCACCTCTTTACTTAACAACACATCGTATGGATGCAAATCGTTAGCTGTAATGTACTCTTTAAATACTTTGGTTGATCTTGTTGAAGCCTCTACTATTTTGTAGTTAGAAAGCTTCTCAGGCTCTAACATTGCCGTGTGAAAGTAACCCCCCATTATTAATGGAAGGCCTTTCTCGTTCTTTCTAAATTGTCTAGGGTTTTTTAGTAGGTTATATATATCTGAGTTAGATAGATATTGTTTACCAAAGTCTCCATAGTATTTAGAGTCGTCTCTTAACTGTTCTATTATATTACTTGACATAGGCTGATAATTCTTTTTTGATTGCTGTAGGTATAATGTATTTAGTTTCTAGTGTCTTAACTATTGAAGACAACGACTTAGTGTTGTTTGCCTTAACATAGTTTACTACGTCATTCCACTTATCACTGGTATTCTTAAGCGTAGGCTTAGACTCTTGCTTAACAGCAGGTGCTGCCTCACTAATGTCTACTAAATCTTCGCCTGCCCATAAAGATAATCCCAATCCATGCATAGCAATAGCCTTAACCGTACTACGTTGTATGGTCTTGTTTACTGCAAATGATGTGATCTTATCCACACTAAGTGATTGGTTGTTGTGTCCCATTATAGGTAGGTAGTCGATATGCTCTACACCTTCTATTGTTACACCAACCTTTACATAACCTGTATTGCCATCTGTAAAGAAGTTCAACTCAGTTGCCTCTGACTCATATACCTTTCGGTTTGCATCAGGGTATTGGTCTTTTACCATAGCCCAGGCATATGCCCAAGATAAGTAATCAAACCTTCCTTTCTTTTCTAATCTATCCTTAACATTAAGTGCTGCTAATGTTTTGAATGTTGTCTTTTTTCCCGTTGTTGTTTTTGTTGCCATTTTGTTTTAAATTATATTAGTTCTAGTTTTAACATGTCCTCTGTAGATAGCCCACACTTTACAGCTACCTTCTTGTTGTGCTTCTTAATAGCACCACTAAGTGTAAATAGCCTATACAATGTCCATAGACCACAGCCACCTAATGTTAGGTAATAGAATATTTGTTTACCCATCTTATTCATACTTCCATAAGACCATCCTACTAATAGGAATAAAATCCATATGCTTCCCTTGTCTACTGCTTGTGCGTTATACGCGTCATAATTTGTCATAATCGTTTGGTTTTAGAAATTTTACTGTACTTATTTATTAATTCACTTCTTTCAATCTTCATAGACTTGTAATGTTTTTTATTGTTCCTGCTGTTGATCTCTTTCTTTATGCTTTTATTTAAAGCTTCTATCCTATCTAAGTAGGATTTCTTTAAGACATCTACAACCCCTGGCCTAAATCCATTGTTTAGAAATGAGTCGTATAGATATTCCTCTATCTCTTCATACTCTAATTCAAAGGTTCTAGTGTTGAGTATTTTTATTTCATCACGTACCTTAACAACCTTAATACCTTTATAAATGTATGCTTGTTTGTTTCCATAAGACATGTCTACAGAGACATTATCTTCAATGGCCTGTTGCCATATATCTAAAAGGGTATACTTTTTAGTCATTAAATTTTTCTATGCAGTTTTCAATTAAGTCCCATACATCTTTGTCTGTAGACTTGTTTATCTTGTCAATACCATAGTCAATGTTCTGTCTAGTAACATCAAAACCATTGCTTTTCATTAGGCTTCTAATGTCTACTATCTTCATTGGTCTCTTGGTACATATGTAGTACAGTATGTACCTTGGAATAGAGAATCTTATCTCTCTGGTATTGGAAAATAATTCCTCTCTTGTAATGCCACACTCCTCACATACGAAGTTGGCATACAGATTAAATATTCTGTTCTTCATTTTTTTCAGTATTAGTATCGTTAGAAATAAAGCCCCAAGAAAATGGTGCTTGAATAATGGGGAGTGAGTTCAACTCTCCCTCTCTTTGTTTAATGAACTCTTCACTTGATCTTCCCATCAGTATAGAATTTAATTATTATTTTTTACAAATATACATTTTATTTTATTAATAGAAACTATTTATTTGTTTTTATTAATGAAAGATTAGTCCTACTTTTTTGTTGTCACTGAACCATTTGGTAGCCATCAAGTCAATGCTGCTAGAATCAATATAGCCAGCGGAATTAAGAACATCAATATTGTTAAAAATCTTTGTATGCCTGTGTAGTTCTTCATCTATTAAATGTTTTTGTTTACCTGAATCACTGAATATGATGTCGTAGTTATCAGGTAGGTTAGTTTTTAAAATCATATCTATCATGTTAGTGTAGCTGTAGAATCTTACACTTGGATTCTGATTAGCTATTGTAATCCACTTAGCTAGGTAACTCCTTGAGTAGTAGTCACCACTATCGTGTACCCTTACATAGTCAGGACGTTTCTTTTTTATCTCTGCATTCATAGCGTCAATAAACTCTACAGTCTTACTAAGTTGGTATCGTTTCTCAAAGGCAGGCTTTACATTACTCCATATATAAGCACCCTTCTTGGCATAACAGAACTTAACACACTCGTCTGCCATAGGGCATGTGAGCTTACCGCTTGCTGATTTGTACGCAGGTATACCAAAGTTGAATACCCTTAAGTCAAGCGCCTTGCTTGTCTTCTTTAGCTTACTATTTTGTGTTAGTAGATTCATATCTTTATGTTTTTAAGTATATACTCGATTACTTTGACTGTCCAACCATTACCAATCATCTTATACCTTTGTGCATTAGACACACCCTCAGTATAATTATCTGGCACTGTTTGCAGTCTCTCACACTCTATTGGTGTGAGCTTCCTCCAATTATATTTCTCATTTATAATTCCCTGACTCGTCTCTGCTTCGGGAAAACAAACCTTATCTTCTATCCTTATCATAGTGCGTTGGCTTCTCTCTATACTATTCCACCAAGTAGCACCTGCATACCTAGCCGTTAAGCAATAGGCTTTACCCTTATTAGTTACCATCCTCTCATCAACCTTAGAGCCTTTAAGCTCTCCTTCTGTTTGAATGATATCTTTTAGTTTTATGCGTTGGTCAACAGGATCAAGAAGATAAGGTATATTAGTCCAATAATATCTCTTTCTAGTTTGTGCAGACAATACTGCTGAGTCTATGTAAATAGGTTGCACACCTAAGTACTTAGATATTATATCTCTGCTTTCGCTGTTCATCTTGACATTCTCCAATAAGAAATACTTTGGCTTGCATTCTTTTATGAGTCTAACAAACTCAAAGAACAACTTACTTCTAGGGTCTTCAAAGTCAAGCCCCTTGCCTGCCCTACTAAACCCCTGGCATGGACTGCCACCCATAATAAGGTCAATACGTTTTGAATTAGGAATGTCTACTATATACTTTGATTCCTTTTCTCTTACCAAACATCCTCTATAATCAGAGTAACTTAGCTTGGTAACGTCTCCAACATGAACCATGTTAGGGTAGTTCTTCTCAGCTATTTGTATAGCATACTTGTCAATCTCAGAGGCAAAGTAGTTGTCTACTTTAATGCCTAGATTGTTGAGGGCTATCTGTCCACAGGACATGCCATCGAATAATGATAATACATTCATTGTATCTTATTGTTTTGAGCGTTAATAATCTCGCCGTAATGTGCTTCTTTCTTCCATCTCCTAGCCTCTTGTAAGTCAAATGTATACCTAGTTCTAACCAGGATACTATCTTTAGAGCTAGAGAGTTTTACTTTAAACAGTTCGTCTTTTACCATAATCATTAATTTTAAGTTACCTCCTTGGAGGGGCGTCTTTCCGTCCTGTCAGTCTTGCTGTAATTTATGAGTTTATGTAGAGCTACATTAAACTCCCACGCCACCTCACTTTAACTTTTTAAGCATTACAACGGCCTACATTAGCGACAACTAAGGATTGTATTTTGGCGTGTTTAATTTTATTGACCTGGAAAAAGGTTATTTTCAGGTTGTTTACAAGCAAAAACAAGTTTTACAAGCAAAAACAAGTTTTACAAGCAAAAACAAGTTTTACACACTTATGGGTGTGAACAATATATTATAATTCTGTATTAGCTAATTCTTTTATAGCTTCTTCTAGGTTGTCTCCAAGATATTCATCTAGGCTACCCCATCCATAGTACCCCTTTTTGTAATTACCTATACCATTCTGGTAATCATTTTCAAGGAAGTATATGTCATCGTGATCTGTGGAATCCCAATCAGGTGTGTCCCACTCCAATGTGCGTATCTCTTCACCATCAACAATCTCAAACTCAGCACCCCACCCCTGCTCCTCCTCATAGTAGTAGTCAAAGGTTGGTATGTCTTTAATAAGCATAGCCATAATAATTGGTGCGACAGGCCCCCACGCTGTAGTGAAACCGTACGTTCCATGGCTATAATCGTTGTCATAGCAACCCCACTTTGTACCCCAATTCTTGTGCGCCCAGTCGTACCAATTATCTGCATCATACTTATCAAGCAACATCTTTTGCTTGTCTATGGTCAATGGATAGTGCTTGAACTTATCTGTCTTGTTCTTCTCCATCTGCTTGTCATACTCTGATTGGGTTACAATCCTAGCAGGACTTGATGTGTTGATTAGCTCATCAGGCATGGGCTTGTAGTATCTACATAGCCCTACCTTAGCTATCTCTTCTAACTTCTTACTGTACTTCTCTGACACAGTTATCTGTGCGTAAACGTGATTTGGCATAACTCTATTTATTTAATTGATTAATAAATTCTACTACAGCTTGAAATCTTACTTCCAAGTCATTACTGGTTAGGCACTCGTCAAAGTATCCTAAATTCAATCTGTTATCGCTCAGTTTTTCGTCAATCTTTTGGCACACTGGCATCAACCAATCCCACGAGGTGTGGTAAGGTAGGTAGGGTTCTTCAACCTCTATACCCATAGGGAACATATCATCTGCGTCAGTATAGTAACACACTCCTTCTTTGATTGATAGTCCCATAAATTCTGCTATTAGTTTGTTATTGTTCATTGTTATATGTTTTAATAAATTCTACTACTGCTTTGTGTGTGTGGTTAATATCAGGCACACAATCTCTTATGCTGTAAAAATCTTCCGCATCCCCATCGTCTTGGAAGGAAAGGTCTAATATCTTCTCTACAACGGGCATTAACCAATCCCATTTGTCATTATATCTCAATAAAGACTCGCAATAAGTATACACGCCATTTTTATCTAAATACTCAAAGAAATTCTCCCCATTAATTACTTTAGGGCTATCGACTACTTGATACCCCATAAATTCTGCTATTAGTTTATTGTTTTTCATATCTTTATTTAATTAATTGTTTAACATGCAGCCCACCCAATAAATACATAGTGTGTGTCTGTCTCATAATACTTGCACTCTCTCTTGCCTATATTATCCAATGCCTCCTCATAGGCATCGTCATCTTTAGGCTCGGATATCTTACCCTCTAGTGTACACGTTGTTATTGTGCCATTGTACGGGTCGTGTCCGTACTCATACGCCTCCTCTTCTCTCAAAGATTGGTAGGCTTCTCTTGCTGATTTGTAATGTTTCTTACTTGCATCGTAATGTATACTTGTTGCTCCCATAGTTATAGTTTATTAAGTGATTCTTTAATCATTTCTAGATACATCTCTTGCATCTTCTTTTGTTCCTTACATACTTGCTCAATGATAAACGGAAGGTCTTTGTATAGCTCTTCCACGTTTATTACAAGGACCTGCTCGTTACCCACGTCTCCATGATTTATTACTAGCTCCCCATCTGAACAGTGTAAGCTGTTTGTTTCTCCTACGTAAACTGATTTGTTTTTTTCCATAACTCTATTTATTTGATTGATTATTAATCTACTATCCCACCTCTGTAGTAATTTTCTATTGTGTGGTGTTTAGGGAAGAATTCTTCCGTATATCTTTTATTGTCTTCATCACTTACAAACTTATAATGACTTCCATTACAGTATTTCAATTGATTATTTAATTTATAATACCTTGCAAAAGATTCGTCTGTGTCAGGCCACTCTTCTGTCTTTACTAATTCACTTTTAGCACCTTTATAAGGTGAGTTCCAATACTCTACTTCCATAACTCTATTTATTTGATTGATTAATTGATTTTAATTGTGCTTTGCTTAATGGCCTGCTTCTTATTTTCATTATATCCGCGCCTCCTTTACGCTTATGTTTTGTATAGTAACCATTTTCACTAATAAATTTAAAGTACATTTCTCTATCTGTTCCAGGCTTTTCAATCCTGTAATCTTTAGTTATTTTTAACTCAATGAGTATGTCTTCTGTATAGTTTATAGATGTTAGTTTATAATATGGAGAAATTAATTCTTTTTGTCTTCTTAAGTCAAGTAGCTCTTGAACAGTATAGTCTTTCCATTTTCCAAATCTTAATTTTGTTTTCCTAGTTAATATTCTTAGTGTTGGTATCATAGTTTTAGTATTTATATTTAATATCATTTACTTCTCTTACTATTATCTCGTCTGAATGGTCGCAATACATTATTGCCCATTGCTTTGCTTCGTCTAGGGTTCTCGCAAGTATGAATATTACTTCATCTGCATTGTATATCATGAACTTACTCATCGTTCTCGTCATTAAATTCGGCATGCTCTAGGCAATCCCCACATATCTCGTCACTTAAGTAACTCGGCTCTGCACCGCAACAATTACTCATCATATCGTGTATATTATGTGTTCTTCTTTACCTCCTCCAATAAACCCAGCGCCTCCATCATTACCCTCATCATCTGATTGTAATACGAGATATGTTTCATCTGTGAATATTATACATAGTGGCCTCTTGTACCAACCGAAGTCGTCTGCCTCTTCTTTAGTCATGTACCTACATGAGTCTACCTTCTTTCCTTTTAAGATTTTCTCAAATCTGTACCCGTGTTTTTGATCTTCTGATTTCATAGTTTTTGTTATTATGGGTGTGAATATTTAGTTTTCTATTAAATTAGCGTCTATTGTTTGCATACATGAAATACAGTACCACTCCTTGTCGTAGTCATCGAACATAGGCTCTGGTAACCTGCAACCACACCCCTCATCTATATAGTTGGTGGTGTCAACGTCACTCCAACCATCACCATAGCTGTCGTAAGAACGATGAATATATTCTTGAGTATACGTCTTGTGATGAACACCGCTGTCCTGCTTGTCATTGAAATATATGTAAGGCTCTAACCTACTGCCGTCATCAAGACAAACAGATGTCTTCTCCCTACAATACCAATCGGGGTGTCCCTCTAGTAAATCTATCGATGATAGGGTGTCCTTGTTTATCAAGAACAAATCAACCTCTACATGCTCACCAATGCCAGGCTTGTTCAGTAAGTACGGTAACCCATCTATAATCAATGGGTACTTGGCATCTGTCTCGGCAGGGCCAATATACTTAGCACTAGTGAGATAATTATAGTAGTTGTTGTAGTCTTTCTTTAGTGTGCCATACACGGCTATCAGTGTCTTGTCTAGTACGTTCTTCTTACTATACATAATCCCATTCCTATCTATCCAGTCTTCCTCATTGTACAGCTCATACGTTTGTTCCTTGAGGTTGGCTGTAACAAACCTGCAATCACTCATCTCTAATACCTCTGCCCATCTATCTTTAGGTATGTCACTGAGTATCTCTGCCATGTGCTGAGTGTCAGTCTTGTTCTTGTTACCTAAGTTCCATATACTACCATTCTGAAATAGTATCTCGTCATTAGTAATGTTGAACGGGTGACAGTTAGCCTTGTTTATCTTACCGATAGTAGCAAACCTAAAGTGTGCAATGTATGGTCTATCTGTTTTTAGTATCATGTAATCATCACTCTTGTGATACGTTACGTCCCACTTGTCTAGCCATAGAACACCTAGCCCATGAGGGTTGATCTTTGCAGATGCAAGTAGCGTGTCTGTACTGATAAGTTTATTGTTGTCTTTAATTATAATAATGCACATAGTGTTTATATTTAGTCGTTATTAATAAATTCACGTATGTTGTCAGTAACCTCATCTAGTATCAAGTATCTTCTAAATGACTTGGCATACTCGTAAATAGAGTCTACCTTGTTGGTGTCCCCACCATACATCTTGTCAACTATAGGCCTAACCATTACTAGGAAATCATCTAAAGGCTTGGGGTCTTGGAAGGTGTAGTGCATGATGTTATACATCAAGTCGTACCTTAGCTTGAGCTGCTTGGTGCAGGTTACCCTAGATGGTATACGTAGCTCTACCCTGTTACCCTTTACATTTACAGGTGAGTACTTTGTGTTGTCCTGTTTCTTAATGCCCTTATTACTGCTGCAATAGCTACGCTTTAGTCTGTGTCTGTACAGCGCGTATATCAATGATAGTCTTGGCTTTAATTGATTGACTATGTCATAGCCATCTAGTATAAGGCTAGTAGAGTCTTGCTTCATAGATATAGTTATATGACCACCACAGTTAATATCTGAAGGGCTGTCAATAATATGTGATGCTTCGTCAATCATATCAAACACCTGCTTCCTATACTTACTACCAACAGGAGACAGTGGTAGTATATTGGTAACAGCTTCAACACCACAACTGCTGTCTGTCTCTGCACCTGCAAACAAATAATACTCACCAAACTCATCACCCTGTTCGTCAGATACAGTACCATCAGGCATCTCAAACTTAGTCTTCTCTATCTCAAAACCTACACTGAAACGACTTTTCTGATACCCATAGTTGAGGTCCTCTGGGTCCTTGTTAGAATGATATGAGCCTATGCAGCCCTCTTTGTTACAATTCGCAAGGTCTTCATCATAATAATATTCACCTTCGTTATCACAATAGTGAGCATCGTCTTCCTCAACATAGTCGTCAATGTCTTCACAGTATACAGCCTGGTCTTCATGTAGCCAGTGTTCTGATGCTCTACCATACTCTATCCACCTGTAGTTATCAGAGTTGCAGAAGTTTTCCTCTGCTCCATGCACACCGCAGTAAGACTCAGTCATCTGCATCTCATCAGAGTATGTGATTTCTTCTACAGCACACCAAACAGTGTCCTCTATAGGCCTGTAGTCATCCGTGTCCTCACAATGCACAAACTCATCACACATCATGTCGTTCGTTACATGGTCCTCTTCTCCATTAACAAACACAATCTCTGCGTCTTCTTTTAAAATAAATTCTGACTGATAGTTAGACCACACACAATCCTCTGAGCTGTGTGTCTCTCCATCAATAACATGAAAATCTTTTTCCATAATAAATTAAATTAAATTACGCCTACTATTAAGGGTTTTGGCTTGTCCCTTTATTTTTATGCTTATGGGGTGTGAACAAATTAACTTATTCGTCCCATGTAGTCCACAGATGTGTCTCTGTATCATATGATAACTCAACAAGTTCATCGTCTGTTAGGTCACACACCTTCATGTCTTCCTCTATCTCTTGCTCGCTCCAATCAAACGACCTTAGCACCTTCACTAGGTCCTCTTCTTTAGCTATATATCTACCATCAAATAGTAGGAAACCTTCCCACATTCCCTCTCCAGTTATGTCGCACGTTCTTGGTGCAGGCTTATCCCAACCCCTGTAACTATGCTCTTGGCTTACTATAAAATCATCGTAACTCATGTCTCTATTGTATTAATTAATAAATTCTTTTTTGTAGTACTCCCATGCTTGCTCTTTTGAGTACAACCTATTGCGATACAGTGCGTCTTGTGATGCGTAATACTTCCCTGAGCTATCTCTAACACGAATAACATTATCGCTTACAAGCCATTCTTCAAACTCTTTTGTCATGCCTGTTCTCTTTTAAGTGTTATTATTAATGCGAATATATTTGCTAGGCATAGTGCCTGGACATATACTATCTGCTCTATCGTAAATCTAGGTATGCCCTCCCATATTAAGAAGCACCATATACTTAATAGAATTACTAGTGTTGCGTACAATACGTTTGCTGTTTTCATCTGTTTAATGTTTAAGCGCCCACGATGCACCTGCACCTAGACTAGTTAGTGTTTCCTTTACTCTATTCCACCATGAGTTTTGTATCTCTAGGTCTCTGTACTCTTGTTCTGTATACACATTTATTTTTACGTGTATTATATTTTCTATTAATCTTTTGGTCTCCACTATGTGCAGTCCGTTTACAATTCTATGTTCCATATCTCTATATTTAAAATGTTTGACAATGATTTTACTTTTGCTATTACTATCTTTAATTCTTCCATATTATGGGTGTGAACAATTTAATAAATCTATCTCTCTCTTGATCCCTTGGCTTACTTTCTTGAACTTGTATATCTGTTTAGCCTCGGTCCAGGAGCAATCATTTTCTTTCATGATGTCTTGCACGACCTCTGCATACATACTCTTTGATCTTTCAAACTTGTTCTTCTGTTGTTCAATTAACGCATTGAGTTCTCCCACTTGTATGCGTACTACTCTTTTTCGTTTCCCCATTTGTTTTTACTTATCTGTTATTAAATGTTTTACTATTGTTACTATGCACCCGATTGAAATTACAATCATAAGTACCTCTACTATTTCTTTTATCATTTATTGTTCTTTATTTAATTCCTTAAATTCAAAATATCTATGCGCCAGGTATTCTGCCATTTCAAAATCTCCCTTTTCAACTGCTCTTATTACTGCTTTCTTTAATGCTTGTATGATTTCTTCCATTTGTTTAATTGTTTTGATTAGTATTTGTTTTAAATAGATACGGCACAAAGATCCCTCCTCATGCCGTTAGTTTATTTCTTATGTATTC